AACTCGTTGAGGTACGTATTCGCCCCACACATATTATTGATCTCTTCACGGTATAGGAATCGTGAAATAATACATTGTAGTATGCTTCTAAGATGTGGTTGACATATACCAAACATAAGTGTTATATTTGACTCAAGACTTGCCGAAAAAACAATTCTAAAAGAATTTTTAGAAGCACGCAAGAAACCCTATAGCTTTCACTATAGGGTTCTTATATATACTATGATCTAACTCAGAGAATGACTTGTTTTTGTCTGGATCTTTTTCTCCATTGATAATTTATTACTCTTTCCACTCAACCAGCGACTTGTTGTCTCTTCTCCGAATGACTTGAAGGAAGAACTCCGGAGGGATTGGACCAGGGGAACAGATGACGTTGTTGTGTGATCTGTAGAAGGGGATGCCTGATTCCATTGCTCGCACAACGTCGATATATATATAGATCTCAGCTCCTTGACGGGTTCCACTCACAACTTCTGGATCTGTTGGGAGACCTGCAGCCATCTGGATGTGTGTCCGCTGCATTCTGTCTAGAGCAGTCATTCTAATGTTTTTCCAGCTCTCTTCGTACGTTCCGTGGATGCATACTGGAATCTGATTCGGGTCCGTGATTCTGTCCATGAGTTGATCTGGATCGATAGAGGCGATGGAGTGTCCTTGTGTCGCGCGGATGAAGAGATATCCATCGATATTGGTGATCTGGAATCGACCCTTCTTGTCAATCGATGAGATATCGATTATTTGTTGCATCTCCGCACCTCGCAGTTCTGCAAGTGCTAAAAGCTGTTCTACAGACACGTAGCCATCTGTTCGTACTGGCACTCCGTAGCTCTGGACTGTGTGTCGCAACAGCTTGGTGATGAACCGGGATAGTCTATTGGTGGACATCTTTGGAATATTCTGATCGACTTCTGTCGTAATGTGTGCTGCAACTGCGATTGCTTCTCTGGTCACTTGCTCAGCAGCTACCAGCGTTTCTTGAATAGCGGGATCTGTTGTAGGGACCCAGATTGCTGGGGGTGCGGACGATACATCGAGTTCGTTAGTTGTTCGTCCTGCTAGCTCAAGTTCTACTCTTTCTCTAAGTGATACCCTCTCGATCATCGAAGCATCGACGCGACCGATATCTCGCAGACTTGATCCGAGCATCGCTATATCGTGTTCTAGACACTCAGCGTGTAGATTGCCTGTTCCAGCCGAAATGATTCGTTGTACAGTCTTGCTCACAAATTCGCCAGAAGTTGGATCTATATCGGGGGTCGCTACCCATTGGTCTCGCATATGACGATGGAGTGGTTGATTTGTCGTTCTGTTGTTGAACGATCCGTCTCTGTTGGACTGGTACTCCATGTAAAGTAAGTTCGCTCGTGTTTGACGGATATACTCAGTGAGTCTGTTCATACGCTCATTACTATCTTCCTCCACATCCCACACAAATCCTTCTGTCATATTGGTAATTCCTCCTCCTTGGGCGCGACCATGGTAGAAGAACAGTACTGATGGTCCATACTGAGTTGCGAATGGCGGTACTGGTGTGATAGGAGCACGCGCCCAGATTAACCACTTTGCTAAAATGTCAAGGCATGTTTGTTCATCTGCATGTCCAAGAGTAGTTGGACTGAATTCTGCAGCGCATATGGGATGGAACGCGCATACCTTATCAACTGCTACAGTAGCGCTGAGTCCACAAGTACTTATCTCTGAAAGCACGGCCCGCACAACCATTGTTAATCCGGGAGTAATAAGGGAGTCTCCTCTGTCATTATCACCTCCTGTGAGTTCCGCATATCCTCGTGTGAACATATCCAGAGCGATGCGTGACTCTTTTGAGAGTACTCCTTCCCATGAACTCACTACATGGTGCGATCCTGCAACGGGCACGACTTGTCTTTGACCAGGGCGGATTGTGTAGATAGCATCCCATAGAGTCACTATGTTTGGAGGATCAGATATATTTGAGTTCTTCAATCTGATGAGATATTCCTGTGGAACCGATCGGATAGCTCTAGCGATCACGCATCTCCGATAGTGTTCTGGAGTCGCTGTCGTCATAGTGTTCCCCCATCTAAGGATAGACAGAGATGCTACGACAGTTGCTCTCAATGGCTGATGCTGGACGAACTCATCTTCTGCAATGTGTTGCGCAAGTGCTTGTCCAATTGTTGTGTTTGTATACGGAGAGAGCTTGTGACCCTTGGGTAGTAAGATATGAGTCATAATCTGTTGTCCCAGGAAGTGTAGTAATCTACCAATTGGAGTATCTGCACTTGCCCACTCCTTAGTCTCGAGAGTATTGACAATGCTTGCCAGTGCCACCATCCAGATACTACCCACTTGGATTCCACCTCCGAATGCTACGGAAAGACGTTGGAAGACTGCATTTCTGTTGGGTTGTGTTTCGAGCGAGAGGATAGGAATTGCAACAACCGTCTGTTCACGTGCCAGGGCAGACACTTGGGTCGCTTCGATCTGGTCGGCAGTGCCATTTGAAATCCCAATCACGTCTGGGAGCCATATATCGTTGCGAACAGTTCCACCAGTTGCAAGAGGGAAATCCATGGCGAAGTCATTGGTGTTTGCTTCCGCTTCTTCTGGAAGCACTGCTCGGACGATCAGAGCGGCTGGACCAGAATCGAGCATCACCACACAATCCTCGTCAGTAGGTGCTCCCTCCATATCTAGAGAATCCATTCGCGCGAGAGTCTCAACCTTCTTCGCTCGTGCTGCCCGATTGCTAAGCCTACCGAGACTGTCCGCACCCATACCCGCTCGTTCCACTTCACACAATGCTTGGAGCATTCCGCCAATGATAGCACGCCTTCCTCGCACTTGCGACCGACCCTTTGAGCGACGAGCACTTACTTCCTCTGCATCTGCTCCGGCTGCTGCTAAGAGCTTGTTTGTGAGATCTGAACGTTCTTCTGTATTCTGCGTATGACGAAGCCGGGATAAAAGTTGTGTAACCGATATTGGTGCACTATCTATCTCTGTCTGTACTTCGTTATCCAATTGTAGACTTACAGACTGAAGATATTGTCGGAACAATACGGTATCACCTTTGTTTTGCATTGTCCGTACAATGTTCTCCATCTCCAACTCATCAGCCATCTCTGCCAGAGCCCAAAAATTCTCAGTGGATTGGAGGAGCATATCAAGTCTAAGATAATGTTGTCCGCTATTCACCAAAACAGTACCTGCTGGCTGTGGAGAGAGCAATGTTACTGTTATCTTCTTTAACGAGTTGATCGAGACGCGCGGGAAACTTCCGAGCGACGGATTGCCCCCAAGATCTGGAAGATCTCCGAATATTTGATGATCTGCGAAATCTCCCTTCGCGGCCAGTACCCACACAACTTCCTGACTCGCGCTCATTCTATCCATCACGACAATAATAGCGTTGCGCGATGCTGTGAAATGGGACATAAGTACAGATACATTAAACATGCTGATATCTCTATCAGGGTCAAGACCGCATGTAGCAATTCCAAGAATCGTAGGAATGTGACTGGTATGATAAGTAAAATTTGTGAGCGTCTGCACTTCACGGGTAGATACTTGCCCGTCTGTGAGAAGAATGAATGATTCTGCTGAACAAACCCATGAGGTTGTAGCGTAGATAGAGGAAGGTACTGTTCCTCCTTCTGAGAGCCACCGAACTGTATGTGTATCTACAAGTGGTCTACATGTTGTGCTCCATAGTGCAGTCTTCGCCGGTGCTAAAGATACAGTGAACATGCGGAGAGCTTCTAGGATGGCCCCACTAGTACTGCCACTGTTGTCGGCAAATGCTACTCCGTTTGATAAACAAGCAGCAAGACTCTTCCTCACAAGAGCAGATGTGTTGGGGATGAATAATGTTTCGACTTCCGTCTGAGTTTGAGTGCATGATTGCATGGTTCCCATATTTTTGTCTTCCAAGATGAGAGAAATTCGATTTCGAGAAAATTTTCGACATTTAATTGTCGCTAACGTATCTTAATTCTAAGGGACCATTCCCATGAAGTATGTCGTGATCGTTAATCCAATGAAAGAGCGAAGATCCAGATGCATACTCCGATCCAAACGAATTAGGCTCAATGAAGTAGGGAGTTTCATCATCTCCTATTAGCGCTAGATCCATGGTATAGTTTTCAAAGTCAAATAGCTTATCTTTGATATGTTCTTCGAAGTATTGCAAGATTTTATACACAACTCCCCCTATCTCTTCATCAGACATTGAATTTAGCCATTTATTTATACTGTAGAGATGTTGTGCTGAAATTGCCGTAATCTTATTATTGTACACGAAGATACGGAATTCTTTGTCGTAATCCATATCTACCCAACGCATAAAATAAATTATACACTCAGTGTCTGTCTCCCCGAACGCATAATGACCTGCAGTGCTTGAAACCATCGACTTAATGATGTTCTCGAGATTATCATAAGGACCTATACCGAATTGACCTTCTTTTAATGACACATTCTCGGTTCTGACAAACCATCCCTTCTCATGCGAAGAGAGGTGCTTGTTGATATCATTCATTTTCTCCCTATGTTTATCACAGGTAATTTCGAGTTCATCATCAAACAGGTGTGAAAACTTACGGGTAGTTATCCCTATTCTGAACGCGTCCTCCATCCATTTCAAATCGTCTCGATCGAGAGTCAAAAAGAAGTAGTTATCTTTATGAAAGCGATCAATCCAATTTGAGGTATTGTATCGGTCAACAATATATCTGTAGTTGTCTGGGCGACCGTTATCCCAGTGATTGTTGGTATTGAACAGGATCTTGTCATTCGAGATCACATATACTTGACTATATCTTCTGATTGATTCCATCAATATCTCCGTATATATGATATATTTGTCTGTTATCATAATTCAATTGCGTAAATATTTAAACAATAGCGCTATGATATATACGCATCAATGGGCAATCAACCAACGTCACAAACACAATCTTCTATTGACCAAGGGATCGTGAACGCGTCGAGGCAATTTCGATACCCACACAAGATTATAACTCTCTTGCGACACGGACAATCAGAGCACAACGTTGTGTACGATACCGAACAGCGTGATCCCTGCGTGTTCGATGCACCTCTCACAAAGGTCGGCCATCAACAGGCAACAAAAATGATACCCGAATGCCAATCCGCGAACCCTGAGCTGATTATTGTCTCGCCGCTCTCTCGTGCGCTTCAGACTGCCCTGCTAGCGTTCCCCGCGGAGAAGCACCCCTCTGCGAGGTTCGAAGTCTGGGCTGAGCACACTGAACATCTCGAGGCGGCCTGCGACATCGGAAGCTCGAAGGATGACCTACAGCAGCGCTTCCCTCAGTTTGACTTTTCGGATCTTCCGGATGTTTGGTGGTATACACCCGAGGAGTGTGATTCCAACGATCCGCTAGAGGGGCGAAGGGTATTCACTGAGTTCGGATATTTCGAGCCACAAGTGCATCTGGAATCGAGAATCGATCAACTAGTGGCTCGTTTGAAAAACCGCCCGGAAACAAGGATTGCATTGGTTGGGCATGCCGATTGCTTCAATTGCTTGTTGAGTCGATACTTTGAAAGTGACAAATGGATGAGGAATTGTGAAATATATACTGTCGTGATGGATTTAAATGTCGAGATCTATCACCCCCCAGGATTGAAAGACATTCCTGTTGCAGCTAGCGCTCCTACAGAGCGGCCCGCATCTAACGTGTGGACTACCGAGGACGATCTTGGGTTACTAGAATGATGTGAGCGTCATCTGGGTCAGGGAGAGAATAAAAATATGATTTGGACGGCGATGAAACCTCAATTCTTTTTAAAATTGATTTTTACTATAAAATGTTCAAACATATACGATGATGTCAAGTCAAATTCCAAAATGTGCTATTGTAGGAGGACCACCGCCAGAGTATACATCTATCCCCAATAAAGATATTAACTATGAACTAGAAATTCAACAATTGAGAGATGAACTAGAATCGATGAAAAAGAAGGAAGAGGAAAGACTTCAAGATAGTCGTGATCTTTTCGAGGATGCGAGTAACTCTATCCAATCAGCGTGTACAATTGCTATGGAAAAACTTGTACAAACAACTTTTTCTAAAGTTGCAGAACCAGTGATGTCAATGTTACGTAATCACGAAAATAATCAGACAACATCCCTCTTCCCCACCTTCGATCTAACTCAACGGTTTGATTGTATACCCGACATAAACTCGGACGATATAATCAGAAACGACACTTGCAGAATGCTATCTATTGTTCTACTTCCGAAAGAAACTATTATTGCCTGTGTTCCCATTCACCGCAATCAGCATGTTAGCCATCAACTATTTACATCCTTAGGTAGACACGCAATGGTACGTTACACGACCTCTAGTTATGATACACCTACAGGTGTTTATCCTATAGACATAACTGGCGATCCAGTGCCATTAACAAGTGAATATATCGAGATCGCAAAAATGATTAAGTATCCATGTATCATGAGAACTGATTTCTTCGACAAATTGCTTGAAATATATAAGACACATTATCCTCTTGCATCGGACATGCAAAAAAATGATAGTATGATTAAAGAGTTGAAGTCACAACAGTCAGTTACGATTGCATTGCACGACGACGTTCTTGCAAAGTCAGAAATCCTAGAGGATAACCAACAAATATATGAACAAGAAAGGAAAGAGTTGGCTTTCGAAAAGGAACAATTGAAGAAGCGTCTACAAGCAGTTGCTACAAGGGAGAAAGAATGCGATATAAGACATAATATATCAAATATTCGTTCAGAACTTATTGGTGGAGCAACAGCACTTTTGGATGCGTGCGACACAGTTGAAAACGAAATAATAGGGAGTATGGTTGAAAGGGCTATTGAAACTATTAATAGTATTCTCAAATAAGTCTAAAGTAGTGGTTGGATATTATGACATGTATATTAAAATATTATGTGACGCAATAATCACCCCAATTAAGGGGTGATTATTGCGTCACATAATATTTTCTTAGATTTCCTATGAAATCAAAGAGACATGTATGTTGTCCTACCAAAAAGATTCAAGGTGTTCAATAATCCGATTCTTCGATTCTTCAATCGTGGGACGCCTTGCAACAACAAGGTCAAGCATACTATGGAGGATGCTACGTCCCTCAGTAGATAAATTAACGATTCCGTCGATTGATTTTGCGATAAAACCGTATGCAGGGCATTCTTCCTTCCCTTCACGTACCGTCCCACATGGGAATTGTTTCTGTAGCATTGTATACATACAGTATCCAATACCCCATAGATCTGTTTTCTCCTCAAATCTATTATGGAATGCTACCTCAGGAGCCAAGTAGTGTGGCGTACCCACTAACCTATCGAGAGTAATTGTCGTGAGAGGAGTAGCGTTCCCAAGATCGATAATCACAAGTTTGTTGTCTGCATCGTACACGAAGTTTTCGGGTTTAATATCAAGATGTGCAAAGTTCTCGCCATGAAGTCCAGAAACGATATCCAACAGCTCTAGACCTGTTTCCATTGTTTTCTTCTCATCGAAACCATTTTGATCACGCATAATTCTTTCGAATAGATCGCCCCCACTGTAGTAAGGTATAACAAGACATGCTAGATCATTAGTCTCGTATAAACCTAGGATATGCACAATTTGCGGATGTTTAATTGTTGTCATGCTTTGCACTTCTTCTTTCCAGTGTGGGTTGCGCCTTTTATCTACGACCTTGATTGCAACTATTTCACCATCGTCAATACGTTTGGCTGCATATACGCTCGCCGATGCACCACTACCAAGTTTCTTGAGAACTTCCAGTCTAGATCCGAGAGTTTGGGGATCCTTGATGATTGGGTTATTAGTAGTTAGCATTTGTTCAGGCGACTTATGCAAACTAATGAGATTTGTAATATTTACTTCTGTAGCCACGCTAAAAGCCTTATAACTAGTTGTTCTTAACTCTTGCATTCCACATATTTTGCTCAATAGTTTGCACATAAATTCAAATTTGACATACATTCTCTATTCTTTAAATCAGAAAATAAACAAGAAACACATTCGAAGTGAACAAAGAATCCCGCGAGACAGTCTCATGACCAACCTCCGGTACACAATACAAAAGCACGAAAGTAACGTTACTTTCGTGCTAAAAAACATGTCTGTTATATTCCATAACAGCTACGTACCTTCTACTCCGTCTCACGATACTCAACTGGTTGCCATCTGTTATTCTCGTCACAAAATGCCATTACCCGATTACTACGTTTCTCTTTAACAGAACGACCGTCGTTTGATGAAACAACCCACGAACCTCTAGCTACATTCCTAGCGATTTCTGCAAACAACTTGTTACTAATTATTGAATGTAACGGAGGATCAGAAGCATGGTCTTCCCCGTATGGATCAAATGATAACACGATAATGTCAGGGCTTCGGTTCAATCGTGCACGAATCGCTTCTTCATACACTTCCCCTTCATCCACATAGATATCCACAATCGTTTCCGGGTCACAAGAATGTATACACATATCTGGGTCTTGTTTCTTTGTTACTTTTGCATATCCATTTAAACGAATATCATCCCTCACTTTCAACACTATCTCATCCAACATTGCCCGTCCACTTATTCCCTTGTAATGTATAAAAAAATCACACGGACGAACTATTTCCTTCTTCACATGTTGCTCTACCATTGAGATTGTTCGAATGTCTGTAGTGATAGTCATGTCGACGTACTTTACAACGTATAAACTATTCTGTTTACAGACACCACGCGCTTTCTGAAGTAGATTGCATAGCGTGAGGTATTCGTCATCCGACAACTTCTCCTTCAAATCATCGACTGAGTTAATTAGTTCGGCAAATTCAGCTTCCATGTCTTTCTTAAGCGAGAGAAAGAAACAAAACTCATTTTTATTTATTTTTTTATGTAAAAATCACTATACTTTCGTGGCTATGTAAAATGGAAGTCCGTACTAGCATATGTCTTGTTTATAATCTTTTCAGAGTTCTCTCACTATGTTCATAGTAAATTTCTAAATCTGGATCATTTTTATGAATGCATTAACAAATGAGAAGGAGCGGGAAAAAGAACGGAAAGAACGGAAGAAAAAGTAGGAGAAAAAGCAAGTCTATATCTCTCTGTAAACAACGACTTTCTAATAAAATAAGACAGAATATGCATGAGAACTATACCTCACGATCTCAGGCAATTGCCGTCAGCTACTCCCAGACTATGAGAGCGTATCCAAAATGCAAACGTATTCTCTCCAAGTCAAAAGGAAGATTAAGAAGATCGAGAAGCATGTCAAAGAAATCGAGGAGGAAATCGAGGAGGAGATCGAGGAGTAAATCGAGAAGGAAATCGAGGAGCAGGAGATCGAGAAGGAGATCGAGCAGGAGATCGAGAAGGAGATCGAGAAGGAGATCGAGAGGTGGGGCGAAAAGGAGATCTGGTAGAAAGTTACGTGGAGGAGCTATACTTGATGACCCGCGCCTTCCTGCAGAACTACATAGGGAAATACATAGGAGAGGCGTCGATACCCCGTTCTCACACATAAATCTCACTTCACAGAACTTCGCAACACTAGGTAGAGAAACAAGAGCTGGGTACACGTTCGCACGTCCTACCGGTGATACGATAGATATAAGGTATTGGAGTGACTGGAATGTGATCGCTACTAGTCCACCGCTAGAGTTCCAGGATGGATTGAGAGTAGGTGATATGATTATAACACGCAGTGTCACAGACAACTGGACAAAACTGCCAAACCTTTCTTTGGCACGGCCAACAATAGGCATGTCTCCAATACAACTTATAAACAATCCAGATCTTAACGTTATCGGATCATTATGTATCACGGTGGACGTCACAAAAGCTATCCAGGATCCTATCTTATTCTATCAACCTGCTAAGAAATATGCGGAATCGTTTTTATGGCTTGCACCCGATTCTAACCCTCTCTTACGTATAGTAAGAGTTGAACTTTCGCGCGAATACCATGCCGATATCATCACGCACCCAGAAATATATGGAGTGACAATTTATGGAGAACTATATCCAGGGAAACGAATCTTCTTTGATCTTGTATCTAATGCTATTTTCTCTTCAACGTCTCCTTGGCTACTGGCTCAATCTGAAGATTATAGTCCTGAGTATAGTCCTGAGTATAGTCCTTAGACGAGTTTGACCGGATTGATATCCGCGAGAACATCAAAATTGATTTTTCAGACTCTATTTATAAAACTTGGCATGGATATCGTTATGATTGGAGAGAATGGAGAAGAGAATGGAGAAGATAACGGGACCCTCTGTCTGGACGCATGGGACGATGTGTTCACTGATTCGGAACAATGTCCGCATCTCTCCGGTGAAATTAATGAAGATGTTGTTTCTGCACTTAATACAGACGCAGAAAATGCAAATAAAGCTTGGGTACATTCCAGAACCAAACACCAAGTTATTAAGACTGACCAAGAAATTAATATAGATAAACTGGATGAGGTTTACAACGATGCTAAGAGGGACTTGATATACCTTTACCGTGCCCTTCTCCAACTGGATGTGGATTCGTTACTCCTTGATAATCTGGAGACAGATGAGTTCAAGCGTATGATACTCAGTACGAATGAACACATATCAAAGTTGTACACAACTAATGAGAAAGAGGAAGAGAGAAATATAATTCGTAAATTTGGTTTATTGCTAATTGAGGGAAAAGATGAAGCCCTTCGGCGCCTTGGGGGGCGCATTGAACAAAAAATGATTGCAAAAGAACGGAGTGTTGTGAAGCAGGAAACAGACGCACGATGGTGTAGGCGAATCGGGTTTGCGGCAGTCGGCTTTGCCCTTGGAATGGAAATGGAACTCACAAAGAAACACCCCTTAAGCAAAATTGGTGCGGCAGCTGTAGGTCTTCTGGCCTGTTATATCTGCCGCTGTAACCCATATTCAGTCACTACTGATATATATACATCTCTCAAGGAGTCTGTGACTGATATCAAAGAGATGATAATCCGTTTTGAGTCTCGATATGTACATCAGGGAATTATTTTTTCTGGAAATGGAAATTGAAATCTCTATCAAAGAGATATGTGAAAATACATGAACAAGATACTCAGGGTATTTACATATTTGGGCACTGAACATGTGGTAGCACTAACGGGGTTTGCTTATGGTATATATAACATTTATAATACCACGGACCCCAAACGGACCCCATTATCTTCATGTCTCGCAGCTGGCATCGCTGGCTCTCTATATAGTGCGGGTGCAGTGTTCGTTGGCCAAATGGTGAATCCGTATGGAGCAATTGTACCAATATCGATAGGGTATTCTGTATTAACAGATATACGAGATAGAGGCACGAAGAAATAGATACAGAAATGAATAAGAATTTGAGTAAGAATTGAAATTTATTCTATGATTAGCCATACAAGATAGGTATGGCTATCGAACCAATGGAAGAAATAACGCTGTTCTTAATGTACTTTGCGTTGAATCTAATTATCATAAACATATGCTTGATACTACTCCACTATGAGGATTACTGCAGTGATACTCATGAAATGCCTTATATCCTTCTCAAAATTTTAGCAGGATCCACAGGAGGATTTACTATCATCAATAGCATACTCATTTTAATCCGTTATGCAAGAGGAAAGAGTATGGCAAGATATATATGTATGATTGCTCCTCTGGAATTCTGCATGATAGTAGGATGGAGTATTGCAACTTTAGTTTCCATGTTTGGTGGTCATGAAGATGATTGTGGGGCGTCTGCTCTTTCTATTATGGCAACACTCCTCGTATATTGGATGTTGATCACTGGATCAAAACATAATATGTACCGAATGTACGCGGTAGAAATGATGAGGGAGGGTAAGGTGGTTACAGAGGTAGAGGTTAGTAATGAAAGTGGAGTGATAGTCTAGGATACTTATTGTAGAATAAAATATCTAGCCATTCATAGTCAAAGATCATAGCACGACTTGAATAAAGGAGGAGTGAAAAAATCGTTGTTAATTGAAATTCATTATATGATTAGCCATACAAGACAAGTATGGCTACCAAACTAATGGAGGAACTAATAGCGTTCTACATATACTGCTCATTGAACCTAGTTATCATAAACATATGCTTACTACTACTCGACTATGAGGATTACTGCAGTGATACTCATGAAATGCCTTATATCCTTATCAAAATTCTAGCAGGATCTATAGGAGGATGTACTATCATCAATACCATACTCATTTTAGTTGGTTGTCTGAAAGGAAAGAGTATGGCAAGATATATCTGTATGGTTGCTCCTCTTGAGTACTTTGTGATATATGGATGGATTATTGCATGTACAGTTTCCACATGTGGTGGTTATGGCGATAATTGTGGAACGTCTGCTCTTTGTATTATGATCTTACTCCTCGTATATCAGGTATTGTTCACATCCTGGTCGAAACATAGTATGTATTGGATGTACGCGGTAGAGATAGAGAAAGAGGATGAGCTGGTTATAGAGATAGAGATTAATGATGGAAGGTCAGTAATGGTCTAGAGAGTACAACATATTTAGCCAATTAAATAAGGGGTGAAAATCGTTGGAAATTGAAATTTAATATACGATTAGCCATACAAGACAGTTATGGCTATCGAACTAGCGAAAGAACTGGTAACGTTCTGCATATATTTCATAATGAATATAACTATCGTACAAATATGTGTTATACTACTCCGCTTTGAGAATTACTGCAGTGATAATCATGAAATGCCTTATATCCTTCTCAAAATTCTAGCAGGATTTATAGGAGGATTTACTATCATCAATACCACCTTCTTTATTATCAGTCATGTAAGAGGAAAGAGTATGGCAAGATATATATGTATGATAGCTCCTCTTGAGCGCTTTGTGATATTAGGATGGTCTATTACAACTTTATTTTACATGACTGATAATTATGAGGATGATTGTGAGGCGTCTGTTCTTTCTATTGTGTTTATACTCATGTTATATTGGATGGTGTTCATGTCCTCGTCGGACCACAGTATTTATGGAATATACGCGATAGAGATGATGAAGAGCGATGATGAGATTACAGAGTTAGAGGTTGATGAAAGGGAAATTATTGTCTAGTATACTCATTGTACTAACTTAATCCTACTTAAAACGATTGTATAGGAGTACAAATGTCTAGCCCATTAGTAGTCAAAGTCAAAGAACTCGACCCAGAGATCATAGCACCGAGCACGCGAGATATGCACGACCCGGATAAAGGCGGGGCAAAAATTGTTGTTATTGGAAAACCAGGGTGCTTCGCAAGAGGTACCAAAATCATGCGTTACGACGGTATTCAAGAGAAAGTAGAAGATATCAAAGTAGGTGACATCATTATGGGAGACGATTCTACGTCTCGAACAGTCATTTCACTCTGCCGTAATCGGGAAAGTATGTACGACGTTATCCCAGAATATGGAGAAACCTACACCGTAAATGCAGGTCATAAACTTGTCCTTATCAACAATAAGGATGTAACTGCCGAAGTTACTGTCAGAGAATATATCGCTAATCCAGACGAATGGCAAGATGATTGGAAGATCTTCCGTACTGCCATTGACTTCCCAGAAAAAGACACGAACGTATGTCCTTACGCTTTTGGGAGTACTCTTGGTAGTAGTCATAACGGGATTGTTCACACATCAATTCCTCATGACTATTTCGTCAATAGCCGAGATAATCGACTAGCCCTCTTAGCAGGGCTTATTGATAATTGCGGCAATCAGTCCGCAGACGATACAGTCGAGATTTACGACACGCTACAAGTGGATGGTACCGCTTTCCTAGCAAGGAGCTTAGGACTACTTGCCACTGTAACAACCTTGCGAATGCGGAAAGGAGGGGTAATGAACAGAATCACTATCAAAGGAGATCTATCCATACTCCCCTGTAAACAATTCACATTCGGTGAATCAAGTGTAAACGTGCTAAGATCAAACTTTTCCCTAGTTCCAGTGGGAGAAGACGACTACTACGGTTTCACTATTGATGGCAATCACCGTTTTCTCCTAGGAAGTTGTGACGTTGTGCGGAACACCGGTAAATCAACCCTAATCGCCTCTTTACTCTATGCAAAGAAACATATCTTCCCAGCAGGAATTGCCATGAGCGGCACAGAGCTAAGCAACGGATTCTATAGCAAGATTTTCCCGGATCTCTTCGTATATCCTGATTACGATGAGGCGAAAGTCCAAGACTTCGTACGACGCCAGAGATTAGCAAAAGAACACCTTCCAGTGCCTTGGGCGGTGTGTCTGCTTGATGATTGTACCGATGATCCGCGGATATTCAATAAACCCCTCCAACACGGACTATATAAACGAGGGAGACATTTTAAAATGCTATATATTCTTAGTCTCCAGTTCGCGTTGGACATCAAACCCGTTATAAGAACTAGTGTCGACGGCGTCTTCATCCTACGTGAGCCAAACCTGAGAAATCGCAAGGTTCTCTGGGAGAACTATGCCAGTATTATCCCCGACTTTCACATGTTCTGCGAAGTCATGGACCAAGTCACTAACGACTACACGGCCCTATATATACACAACGCCGCCCATACAAGCGACTGGCAAGACTGCGTCTACTACTACAAGGCAACTCCCGTGCCAAGCTCATTCCGGTTTGGATGCGAGGACTTCTGGAAATTTCACAGCGCCAGATACAACGCAGAGTACGTCGAACCCTTTGTATAAGATATGTAGGGATATGGATATTTGTTTGTGTTTTTGACTGGATTGTCAGTCAAAAAAGTTAATAACCCGTATCCGTGTCCATACTTACCGGATTTCGTCTCAACAATTTTAATTACCGAGATGTCGGTATTTGCTATTGTCGCGCGAGATTCGGTCGACACTGCGGAGACATGCGGCGTCTTGTGGTCGTAGGTGATAAGACACATTGTTCGAGATTTCAGCATCTCCGAACACATCTTGGAAACCACTGCTCATGAGTATGGATCGACTCATACGTATTCAATACTTACAATCAAATTCAATTCAAAGTCCTATTTATTTGGGTAATGATCGGACGTAAAAACTTCCGAAATAAGTTAGACGTAATTACATTATGCCTAATACCCCTTTCAGCTTCTTAATCAAGTTCCAATGGGCTGGTTTCACTTCATCGCGGAAGTATGTCTTCAATAGGTCAATGGATTCGCGGGACAACTTGCTGACGAGTTTATCGGTGTGTGTGAAATGTCGGCCGTAATAGTAGTCTTGGTCGCCCTGTGACTGCTCAATCTTGACAGCGATATCCTTGCCAGCCTCAGCGATTGTGATATCTTTTTTATCTTGCTGCATTGATGTTATCTTGCCGATGATGATGCCATCCTGTGTCGGTATTACAAGAGGAGTACCGATTCTGGCCTGGCCTGACTCGACCTTACATCCCAATACAATAGGAGAGTGTGTATTGAAAATGTGTTCTTCATAAATGGCTAACACGCAGGGAAATACAGCATTTCCTACAACAGCCTCTTTTTCCTTTTCCTTAATCTCTTGTACGTAAGCAAGGTATTCATTAGAGAGACTATAGATGACATCTCCTGAGAAAATGCGTACTCCAGTCTCGTCTGCGTATGCGCGAGCCTCTGGTGATACTTTCACGCCAAACACTAGAACAACAGCATACTCAACTCCCTTAGATATCATTGCCGCTGCTCGTTGTATATCTCTCCTATTTACAGTACTGATATTAGAGTATGAACAGCCAATATCACAACTCATTAAGTGTGTGGTGAACGACTGGAGAGATCCCAGTGTTGCGGCCTGGACGCATACGCCTTTCTCCTGGTAGACACGATTGTCCAACGTTTCATTAAGCCCTCGCATTACAGCATACTCTAACTCTTGCACGTTATCCCCGCCGCGAATAACGAGCACTGGTGTACCAACGACCGGATCTTGAGAAGATCCCACAATGCGCACGCTCTGTGCGGCCCTCACACTTTTATTACTTGAGTTATCACTTGTGATAAGAGCTTTGATTCGTACATGAATTGGACCGGATGGTCCACACATAACTACGTTATCACGGACATTTAGCTTACCGTTAATGAGAATTACATTCACTATCTTACCTACCCCTTCACCATTTTCTACTTCCAGTACTGTTGCAGAAACATTATTCTCGTCGTAATTAACGTCAAGAGTTTTCTGCGTCAACACGACAACATATGCTAAGAGATCAGGTAGTCCCTCTCCACTGTTTGCGGATATCGGGACTATCGGTGAGAAAGACATATCTTTACACGTGTACATTGCGACGTTTACGCCCTGCATTGCGAATTCCGTTACGATTTCGCGAATACGATGATCGAATGCTTCTCTCACGTGCTCTACCTGCATACTGTATGTATCCTCAAACGTCATGTTGTTATGCGATTGCCATCCGTAAATTCGGTCGATCTTGTTGAGAGCCACAATAAAAGGGCATTTTTTCTCCTCTAATTGTCTGAGAGCCTCAATTGTTTGTTTTTCAATACCCTTAGTTATGTCCACAACAAGTATTGCTATATCGCATATTGCGGATCCGGACTCTCGTATATTAGCGAACGCTTCGTGTCCTGGAGTATCGATGAATAGTATACCAGGCACGCGCACCTTCATTCCCTTCCTTTTCTTCCTAAATTCGACGGTGGCGCGCTCAATAGCCGCGGCAGAGTAATATGTTGTGCTAATCTTTTGAGTTATTCCACCTGGTTCACTTCCCTGTATCGACCCAGAACGGATAAGATCAAGTAGTTTTGTCTTGCCCACATCAACATGCCCTAGTACACAACAAATGGGAGATCTGAGATTCTCTTCAACATTCAATGCCTCTTGTGCATTAGTATTCTCCTTTGGCTTGGATACGGATACTCTCGTCATCTGCGCGCGGAGGAGTGCGGCCTTCTTCTCGTTAGCCTTCTTCTCGTTTGATTTCTTCTCGTTTGATTTCCTCATCTCAAATTGTATCGGGGTACTCCATCCATAAATCAATTGTAAATTATATTTCCCTACACTGATCTTCTAAGGAAAAATAAATTCATATGGACAATGAAAACCGTATGATATTTTGACTGACCAATTAGTCAAAATTTGAAATCACTTCCTACTGTACATATAGACTTCAATGATAATTGAAGTATCCCTGAGAAGGTAGGTAAGAATCTACATAAACAGAGAAAAAAAACACCAACTTGACTTACATATAAAAATGATCTGGCACCGCTCTCTCCCCATCTGAAATATGTTTTGTATGAGTCCCAAGGGATAACTCCTCGCAACATTCATCATCCATAGAAGAAGGATCTTTCTTCCTGTGATGGAACAAGAACCGTGCAACTACAGTCGAACTGATAGCTCCAAGTCTATGAACCTGTTTCCAAACCTTCTCCGCCAGTTGAAGATAACCCTCCTTCTTCATAAATGTTTGCGCAGTCATTAACTCAACTTGTTCCTTTGTCACAAAATCCAGTCGAGCTGTGTAGTCGATACGACCATGTCGCACAAGAACGTTATCAAGACTGCTGGGTTCAGCCGATGTCAAGATCGTGATTAGTTTGTGCTTGTGCAACGTTCCGTCCAATACATTAGTGAGTACTGAGAGTGCAGTCTCTGCTCCCGATGATGCCTGTTTGCATAATATTTCAGCGTCCTCTATAACTAACATACTCTTGTTAGAGATGCACCGAATTGCAGAACACAAATCCTGTTCCTTCATGTTTGGAGTTACCGTGAAGAAACAGATATCTAAATCAAGTGCAGAAGCGAGCACAGTTATCATACTCGATTTCCCACTACCTTTCGGACCAATAATAAGGTAGTTCCGTTTGTAGGGAAATCCGTGTGCGATAAATTGTTCTTCGCTATCAATGAAATCGCGCATATCATCAATCATTAACTGAACAGTCTTATCGCCTGTAATCAGTGTATTTGCAGGACGTTTCGGATAGTTCGTCATTTCTGTCCACGTTCCGCCTTTCATAACCTTTACGACAATTTTATCAATATCTGACCCTCCTTTTCGTCGACTCCTCTCGCGTGCGTATCTCAAGAACTCCTCGAATGCGGCACACTTAATCGGATCGTCTTCCAGATATACACGAACCCATTCCTTATTCTCTTCAGCATGCACTTCGACTTCGAATGTTGTACCTCTCCAGTTCAAACGATGTTTCCCTACTGCGAGGCTAAGTTCGAGAGTACTATCATTTCTCGAAAGACATATGACTCGATCAGCTAGCTCATAATGCGAACCTACAGTGGTTGGTTTCTCACGAATATAGGCACCGTATCGCATAAGCAATGTCCATACTGGATTATCGTTTTCGATAATTAATTCAGGCGAATTGAATGGATGTGCCTCCAACGATCGCATATAGGCAATGACTTCTTCGTCAAGCTCAAACTTCGACATAATTGTATCTCTTGTCTGTTTAGACTTCAAAAAATCAATCGTAAGTTTAAAGAATAATCCAATTTTTAATAATATATGCAAGAACCAGACTCGGTACAATTGCTTGAGGAAGAGATTGCAACGAGAACCATGAAGTTTATAGAAATGAAGCGTCTCTGGAAACGAGGCATCACCGATCTTATTAAAGAAGATCTAGTCGAAGAGTTCAGCAATATCATGAAACTCAAACAACAACTTCCAGTCGAACACCGACTATATCCAACAACTACTAGACGCTCTGTCGATATTAGAGCGTTTAGACAATCCCTTTTATTGCTAGATTAAGCGTATGAACACGGGCTATGCCAATAATTGGAAGAACAAACATGCGCGTAAGATGATCGGGACATGTTGAGGCGACTGCAATACCCAACCCCATCCCCACACTAGATCCCAGTGTGTTCAGCGCTGCCACTTTCGCGGAGATCTCGCCAATGTTATCATCTAATGCAATCTTGGGAATACACTTCTGATTTATCGCACCAAACCCAATAAAGGCGAGATTCGTGAGTGCGCTCGCAGATCCAGCAACAATAAGAAAACGTGAATCAAATATAGGCGTAGCGCACATCAAAATATAAGATACCTGCTGGCAAACATGAGATCGGGATAGAAATAGCAACGGTTTCTTGTCCGCAAGTTTCGCACCTTTAGACATATAACAAAGACTTCCTAGTTGCCCTATCACATCTTTCCCCATATAATTTACACTTCTACTTACATCCGAATTACACACGTCCAATGCAGAAAGCATACTATGAACCGAAAGCGCATGCTGAGTAGAGACAAGAATGTTGGACACAAAAGACCATCCTACAAATTGTGTATATCTTGCGTCATACCTTCCATTCGGATACACAAACGACCTCAGAAATTTAAGCATGATCTTATATTCAGAAACAAAATATGAAATCATTTTAGAATTACCTTATAATGCTTCCCTTCCCACCACCACTCCTGATGACCGCTCGCAAAGATTACTGCCGGTTGATCCCCTTCTCTATGACGCTTCCCTTCCTTCCACCACTCCTGAGTATCGAACGCGTCGATTAGAGCCGGTTGATCCCCGTCTCTATGACGATTCCCTTCCTTATACCATATCTGAGTACTGCCCTCGTATATTACTGCCGGTTGATCCCCATCTCTATGGTACTTTCCTTCCCTAAGCCAGAACTGACTACCGTCCAAGTAGATTATTGCTGGTTGATCTCCTTCTCTATGTATCGTCCCTTCCTTATACCACCATTGATCACCGCTCGCGAAGATTATTGCCGATTGATCTCCGTCTTTATGACACTTTCCTTCCTTATACCAGAACTGATCACCGTTCTTGTGTATTATTGCTGGTCCATCGTAATTATGAGGTTGGTGATGCAAACATATCCTATAAACATA